ATCCTGCCTCTCCCATATTACGTTTATACTAATTACACCTAATAAGCATTGTAAAGTATATTCCGTAATTTCTGTATTGTTTTCTGTATATGTTTCATCGTGTACCAAAGCACCAATAACAAAACCTTTAATAGGACTTATAATTATTTCGGCTCGTACTACAAATCCTACTACTACAAAAATACCACCTATTGTCATCAGTAATATAAATATATGTAAAATCGGACTTGCAAAAATGTTTGGTTCTATCATATTTCTATAGGTTTTATTTCTTTGTAGTTAAGTAGGTCTTGCCCTTTGTATTCAAATCCTACATTGTTTAAAGCCATTCTAAGGCTAATAGGTTGTTCGTATGGTGTACACCTTCCACCTGTTTCGTTTTCTTTAACCTTTAATACGTGCAAATGGCTATACATCCAATCGCTTGGGCTACTCGTGTACCTGTGTATGCAATAAACATCGTCTGCACGGTTTCCCCATTTACCTCCACCCTCTACACCTGCTAAATTTAATGGCATTGGTAGGTTTTCGTATTCGTGTCCTTTAACGTGAGTTTTTCGCAGGGACTCGGTTACTCCGTGAGCATTTAAAAATACCGTTACATTTTTCTTTTTGGCAAATAGTCTAAACTCACTACTCACTTGGTAGTCGTACTCGTGGCTTCCTACCGCTCTTAAAAGTTGATGGTCTTTTGCTAAACTATTGTAGGGGTCTATAAGTAAACCATCATAGTCCCAAGCATCCTTTACTGCGTTAGCTTCTTTCATCAAATCCTTGTAAGTGTATAAATCCTCAACGTCTATAATCTTAAAATGTTTATCACACCATACTACCGCATCGGCTATGTCTTTTTCTTCTGCTTGGTGTATTGGTGTACCCATCTTAAACTCTATAATCTTTCTTACTATGCTTTGTGGTGTGTTTTCGCTTGACCAAATTAAAAATCTTAGGTTGTGCTTTATTGCCCACAAGGTTAATAGATAACATATCACGGTAGTCTTTCCCACATTTGCGTGTCCAATTAGTAAATTAAACCCACCCTGTTTATACCTTATGTACTCGTCTATTTCAGGCACTCCTATCTTTAACCCTTCCTTTACCCTTCCGTATTTTATGTCCAGTATTTTGTCTTGTATTGCTTTACTTTGTGCTATCATCTTATTTGGTTGTTTTCCAGTCCATATTTTAACTTTTCTTTTTTAGAATCTCTTGGTTCAGGTTTGTATTCATATCCCAATATAGGATTTATATTGTAATTCCAAAAATCCATTGGAAACTTATCGCCTTGTTTCAATTTTTTAAACATAAAAAAAAGGGGGTGTTACCCCCCTCATTATTAAAATGGTAAATCTACTCCCTCTCTTGCAGGGTTTTGTTGTGTGTTAGTAACTTCGTTATTTAGTATTTGTGCAATCTTCCAACCTACTACATTCATATAGTATTTTCCGTTGTACTCATTACCTCTTAAATTAACACCTACAGATACTTTTTGTCCTGTTTGAAATTTCTGTAATTGATCTACACTTTTGTTTAGAAATTCAACTGGTATATTTTGAGGGTATTTAGTGTCCTCATCAATAGTTAAAATCATCTGTTGTTTAGTTAGCTTGTCGCTTACTGTTACAGGGTCGCTTATTAATTTAATAGTTCCTTTTAAATCCATTTATAATTTATTTAATTCTGATTCAACTTCTTTTGATACTTTGTACTTGTTTCTTATTTGTTTTACAGTACCACCTTGTTTAATATAGTTAATCATTTCGTTAAAGTCAGGTGTGTTTTTATTTAACCACTTTTTTTCGTTGTCAGGTGTCTTAGGTAAGTCAGCTACCGCATTAGTAGCCTCTGCACCTATAACCCAATCTGCAAACTGTTGTGCAGTAGCTAAAACCTTTTCTTCTGTTTTAGTTTCATCTTTCCCATAAAATACATTTGCATTTGTAAGGGCATTTTGTTTAATAATGTAAAGTTGTGTATTATCCATAGTAGATACCGTTTTGAATGTTTAACTGTTTTTTTAGTTGCTCGTTTTCTTCTTGCAGTTCTAAGACCTTGCCGTAGATTTCTGCTTTTGTAAATTGTTCCATAGTGCTAAGATAACAAAAAAATTTTAAACAAAAAAAGGGCAACTGTTAAGCTACCCTTCTTAATAAAACAATAAAAACAAAAATTACTGGAAAGTCTTTAGTTTTGCTTGGTAATCATCAATCATATCCTGCAAGTCTTGACTACTAAACTTAACTGTTTCTTTACTTTTCAAATATAACTCATTTGCCAGTTCCGAACCAAGAAAAATAGAATATTTATATTGTTCTCCCTGCTTAAACATATTACAACCTACACACTGGGCAAATACATTATCTTCATCCCACCTTGTAGAGTAATGCTTTCTACTCATAAAATGTCCTGCCTGTATGTTTTTCCAATGGTACTGCTTTCCACAAGTAACACAAGTACACATACCCCTTCTATCTGCACTACTTAGTCTTATATATTGACTAAACACTACATCTAACTTCTTTACTAATTTACTTCGTGTTGGTTTTTTAGCAGTTTTTGGCATAGTTTTCCTAAGCATCCATATGGTTAAGCAACATCTTACCAGTTACTTCGTCAATACCCTTAATATTCTTGTAAATATACTTACTATCAGCTTTTACTTTAGTTTTTTCAGTTTTAGTACTGTCAATACCTAAGTTTGTATATTGGTTAGCATCTAACTCTAAAAGTAAATCAGTACGTTCTCTTACTGATAATGCAAAGTCTTTAGCAATCTTTTCAGCTAATTGTCTAATAGTAGTATCTTCCATAGTATTTATTAAATAGGTTAACATTATATCCCACTTACCCACCAAAGGTAAACGTTTTTTTTTACAAAGTAAATAGATGTTTATAACTAATAATAATCATTTACCTTGTCCTCTATATTTCTTACTGTAAATTTTACTGGATTTTAGGCTACTTGTTTTGCTTTTAGCGTGTATGCCTTTACGCTTTCTCTTAGGCTTTCTTTCGTAGTTTCCTGTTATTTGTTTTGCCATTACTGATGTAATTTATTACCCATTACTTTCTCTACACCCCTGCTACCGAAATATCCACCTATTACTACACTAAGCAATCCAGTAATAGAATCTAAACTATAACCCATATACCATCCTACCACATAGCTAATAGAAAAGAAAGCTAAAGTTAACGGTCTTACATTCTGTGCCAACCATCCACTTCTACTATCGGCAACCCATCTTCTGGTAACCCCATCCATTTCGGCACGTTCTAAGCGTAGTTTCTCTAAGGCTATGTCTTTGTCCTCACTTGACATATCAGAACCCCCTATAATCGCCTCTATTACGCTTCCTACAGGTGTATCTTGTGCTATTGCACCTACGACTTTGGGTATCTTTTGAAGTAGGAAAGAACCTACTGCGGTGTCTTTAAATTTTTTTTTACCTGACATTTACAATCTCGTTGTATAGTATCTGTGCTAATTTAACTTCGTGTGCATTATCTATGCAAACGTCTTTTGTTAATTCTTTAAACCTTGTCAGGTTTTTTTCTCTTGCACTTGCACAACCCATCATCGTTGCAACAAGTAGTATTGTTATTACTCGCATTTTGTTTGTTTGTTTGTTGAAGTAGTAATACTTCGGTTAGTTTGTCGATACTTTTTCGTATCTCTTTTAATTCGTTTCTTAGTCCGTTAGCTTTTACCTTAACTTCACTCATAGTTTATAGTAGTTCCTACTGTATTAGTATGTCCAAATGACTTGTTGTGCTTTTCCTTTTTCGGCAGTATCACAATGTATGAAGGTACTTGCAATTCCAATTCTTGTAAATCCTGCATCAAGTAACGATGATATAATAATGAATCTGCTTTTTGAGTCTGTGCAATGTATATCTGCTGCTTTGCCGATAAGGTGGGCAGACTTGGTTGGTTCTTTTCCCAATTTTTTATATATAGCGTTGTGGTGTTCTTGGGTTCTGTAGCCACTATTGATTTTAAAGGAAATCCCTGCAATTTGACGTGCGTTGTCCAGCTTCTGCAAGAAATCACTATCCATATTAACCCCACTATTAGGTAGCGTTGGGCAATCAAATTCTTCAAGTGTAAAGTATTTAAGATTTGTCATCGTGTTCTAACGCTTTATTCAAAAGCAATCTATCGATAGTATCGTCTTGCATTTTAATAATCAAATTTTCATAGGCATCTTTCTGACCTACTAACTGTTCTACCCTTGCTTCAAGCGAATCATTCTTACGTTGTAACTCTACAAGTTCGTTTGGGTCTTTACCGATAAACACATATATAGCCGCCCCTATGGTAGCTACTAAAGCACCTGTGATAAGTTTAAAGGTATCGTTATTGGTTTGTGGTATCTCCACATAAGAAAGAAAAATCAAAAGCAGGATAACAAATAAAAACACTATCCCACTTCCTACATAGCCTCTTAGTTCTCTGCGTTCTCTACTATTCATTTTTTAACTGCTCTATAAATTTGTATTATGGTAAAGGTTAAGGTAGCTAACATTACAAGCATCTTTAACACTTCGTTTACTTCACTTACGCTAAATGCCAATGCCATTAAATTGCCAAAGTATAATCCAAATATCTTCAAATCTTCCATTATCTTATTTTGTAAAATAACCAAGCCTTTTCATCTCTTGGTTTACATACTACCATAGTTTCATTTCCTACATAATAACATAGCTGATAGTTATCTAAGGTGTCTTTGCGGATAATACGCATACCTTCTTCTAATAGTTCTATATTGCCTTTTGCTAAAGTAGATTCTTTGGTAAACCTTTCAAAGGTATTGTTTTCTTTTATGGTAACATACTCACCCTCTTGGCTAACCCATAACCCATATATATCCTCTTGGGCAAATGTAAATGTACTAAGTAGTATAAAAAATAGTTTCTTCATTATTTAAAAGCCATATAAATATATGTATCGCCATTTGAATTCGTTCCTAAACTTGTTGTATTTGCCACAATAAATCCATTATCATTTACAGTAATATAAGCGGTACTAACTGCACCCGTTTCTATTGCATTGCTATCAGCTCTTAACCAATTATTAAGTCTATCATCTATTGTATTTCTTCGATTATCTAACATAACCCAATCAGCAGAATCATCAATGTTTTTTATCATCACAAAAGATGGTTTAAAGCCTACATCTGAAACTGTAACTGCACTATTCGTACCCTCATAAGTACCTATCTTACTATATCCATCTACAGATGCGAAACAATAACTAATATAGTTTTTACTATCTGATGTACCACTTTGGTTGTAAAAAATTGTGGATGTGGGAAGTCCTAAAGTTACATCTAATTTTGCCGCATTAGTAAACCTTAAATTATCCATACTGCCATCTATAACAGTTGTATATATATGCCAACTTGTAGTTGTGTCATATTTCTTGGTAATATATAATTCAGGTGTTGTTGCTACCCCATCGACTGTTAGTCCGTGTCCAACCGTATCAGATGTATTTCCTGAATTAGCGTGTTTTACAATACTAAAACCTTTATCGTTTGCACTCACTTGACTTGTAATATCCCCATTTGTATTAGGAACTGCATCGCCTCCGCCTTTCCAACACCAAGCTACATAATCGTTGCCGCTTAAATTGTAACTGCTACTGTTACCATTCAAATCAAATCCTAAATGGTTAAAATCAAAAACAGAACCATAAGATGCCTCTGCATTTGTTTTATTTGAAATAAGGTATTGCTCTCTTATTGTATCCATTAAAACGTGGTCAGTTGCAGTAGTCGTTCTTCTTTTAATCCAAACAAGGTCAGGCGAAAAACCAACATTAGAAATATATTGAGTACTACTATTACCCTCATACAATACAGCCTTAAAATTAGATGTATCCTCACAAGGTTTTTCTTCGTAAAGTTCAGAAACTTGACTATCTGTAAGGGCAGTTGAATAGATGCGTACTTGGTCTATTGAGCCATTGAAATAATTTGTAGGACTTAATGTTGCTCTATTATTTTCTGCTGCTATTAATAAGTTGTCTACTGTAATATTATTAGATATTGTGGCTGAATCTACTTGTTGTCCATCAACATAAAACACACCACTTGAACTGCTTACTGTTGCAACCAAGTGATGCCAATTCCCATCTGTTGCA